AAAGTAGCATTGAGTGGTTGGTTGAACAAATCAAAAAAGACATCAATTTGAGATTGAGAGGATTTGATATTGACAAAGCACTTGAACAAGCCGAAGCAATGCGAAAGGATGAAATTAAAAATGCTCAAATGGATATGTTTATTCATCTTAATAATTTGCCTTATGGTTTAGAATATCTTGAAAAACGACAAAGTGCAGAAGATTTTTCACAACAATACTACAACGAAACCTACGGAGGAGGTGAGCAATGAACGCAGATAAACTAGTTAAGTTAGGCATCGATCTCCGGGATAGATGGAGTGGGGAGGTCAAAACAATCTGCCCTAAATGTGCTCACAGCAGGAAGAAAAAGAGCGATCCGTCCCTCGGTGTTAACATCGATACAGGTGTATGGAAATGCCATCATTGTGGATGGAGTGGTTCAGTCAATCAATATGTGAGACCCGAACCAAGGAAACCAATTGAAACTGATGGGGTATATGAGTACTTTGATAAGCGGAAGATATCTCGTACTACCTTGGATGCTTTCGGTGTCACAGAGGGCAGAGAATGGATGCCTCAAGATCAGAAGGAACACCGTGTAATTTGCTTTAATTATTATTTAGATGGAGAACTCATTAATATCAAATTCAAGACCGCTGACAAGAAGTTCAAGATGGTCAAAGATGCTCGAAAAATTCCGTACAACATTGATGCTATCAAGAATAGTAGTTATGTTATTGTATGCGAAGGTGAAGAAGAAACAATGGTCTGGTACCAATCTGACCTCAAAGCAATTTCTGTGCCTAACGGTGCTTCTAAAAACAATAATAATCTCGATTGGCTGGATGCTACTTACGACCTGTTCTCAGATAAAGTAATCTACCTCGCTACAGACAATGATGAGCCAGGCAGGAAGTTGCAAGAAGACATTGCTCGAAGATTTGGTGGGCATGACATTCGCATGATTGAGTTCCCTGAGAACGAGAAAGATGCGAACGATTGTTTGAAGCGTTACGGTCAAGACTTTATTACACGCCTATTCGAGAATGCCAAGGCATTGCCAGTTACCGAGATTTCCTCGGCAGTTGACTACCTATCTACAATTCTATCTTACCATAAGGATGGATACCCCATTGGCTCTCTAGTAGGTATGTCTGAGACCGATGACCATATTTCATGGAATCGTGGAGAGTTGGGTGTGGTTACAGGTATTCCGGGATCAGGTAAGAGCACATGGTTGGACTACATTTTTGTACGCCTTGCCCATCTTAAGAATTGGAAGTTCGGTGTGTTCTCCCCAGAGAATATTGCTCCGCTGAAGATTACTCGCATGACTGAGCAATTGCTTGGTAAACCTATGAGCAGTATGAATCAAGGTGAGATTGAGCAAGGCATCAACATAATCAACAATCACTTTTGGTTTTACAATGTAGAAACCTTGGAAGATTATACTCTCACCAATCTTCTACGCCTTGCCGAAATGCTTGTTAAACGCAACGGAATCGATTGCCTATTACTCGATCCGTTCAATTACATTGAAAATGATATAGATGAAGATAGCTCTAATGAAAAGATTGGTAACCTCCTTAGGAGACTTAAGAAATTTGCAGTAAAGAACAATGTATTGGTCGTATTGGTCGCACATCCTAGAAAAATGGACAAGACATCCGCTGGGTATAATGTGCCTAGGTTGTATGATATATCTGGGTCTCATCATTTCTTTAACGTGCCTGATTGGGGCTTGGCAGTACATCGCTCATTTCAAAATGGTCAGAAAGATCCGGTTGAAGTTCATGTGCAGAAAATCAAGTGGCACTTCAGAGGTAAGCTAGGCAGAATAGAATACGAGTTTGATCGTGAGTCGGGTCAATACTCAGAAGACGGAAATTTTAAATCATTACTAAATGTCAAAATCGATATTCAATCTGATGAAAATGATTTGTTCTTCTCACCACAAGCGTGGGGAAGAGGTCATGGAATTCAACCTGAGCCCACACTACTATAAAGAATTTCAAAAGAAAGAAATGCTTTACAATCACAAACCCATTCCTGTTATCTCCGAGGGATGGGTTCGCATTGGGGATTATTACCATCTCGAAATGTACACAGATACCGGAGTCAATCACATTACAACAATTACTTATAAACTACGAAGATGAAAATAGTATACGACATAGAAACATTTAAGAATTGCTTTACCTACACGGGTTTAAACATCGACACAAAAGAACTAGATGTATTTGTTATTGGGGACAAGGATTTGGGCTCAGATTTAGTTGCGTTCCAAATTTATATGAAGGATTTGCAAGCGAAAAAAGCTGGGATGATTGGGTTCAACAACATCCATTTTGACTGGCCTATCGTTCGTGCTATAATGAAGGATGAAATTCAGACAGCACAGCAGATTTATGCTCTTGCTCAGGAAATTATTTCTCAAGAAAAGCGATCTTACACAGCACAAGAAATTTCTCAGTTGGATTTGTATCTGCTGAATCACTACGACAACAAAGCTCGCTCGACTTCTTTGAAAGCCTTGCAGGTTTCTTGCGGATGGGACAATGTAATGGATATGCCGTTTGATCACACCACACTAATAGATAAGATTAATTTGGAGAAGGTTATCGGTTACAACAAAAACGATGTGGAATTCACAGCTTACTTCTATGAGTTATGCCACGATAAAGTTGAACTTCGTAAGAAAATCGGTAAGAAATACAACCTTAAAGTGTTAAACAAGAGCGATGTGGTTATTGGTGAGTCAATCTTTTTGAAATACCTTTCGCAAGCTATGGGTCTACCTACAAAACAATTACAGGAGATTAGAGGCAAAAGAGCAGATGTTAAACTTAAGAATATAATCTTTCCTTATGTTTCTTTTCGAGAGCCCTGCTTCCAGAAGTTGCTCTACTTGATGAATGAAACCGTCTCCTCTTCTTCTTTCTTAAAGCAGTTCGTAGAGAATTTGAATACGAGTGCATCAACCAACGATCTGCTCGATAAGTTTAGGGACAACAACATTCGAGTACAGAGAATCGCTCAACAAAAGAAGAGTTTCAGTTTCTCCGTGAACTTTGATGGGATGCGTTTGGACTATGGTGTTGGTGGTATTCACGGATGTCTCAAGCCAGGTGTGTACAGCACAAGTAAGACACATGGTATTCTTGACATTGATGTGAAGTCTTACTACCCCAACTTATTCATTCGTAACAGACTCCACCCAAGGCAAATGAATCAAGATACCTTTGTTCAAGTGTACACCGATATTTTTGACCAAAGGGTTCAGGCTCAGAAGGAAGGTGACAAGTTGACTGCTGATGCATTGAAGTTGGCATTGAATGGTTTGTTCGGTAAGACGGGTTCAGATGTGAGTTGTTTTTACGATCCGAATGTATTCTTTGCAGTCACCGTGAACGGACAACTTCTTTTGACCATGTTGGTAGAGCGTTTGGTTCGCAAAGGTGCATCCCTACTGCAAGTTAACACGGATGGTGTAACAATTTTATATAACTATTTGTTACAAGATGAGATTATGAAAATCTGCAAGGAGTGGGAGCAGGTGACCAAATTGCAATTGGAATATGCAAACTACGCATCCATGATTATCCGGGATGTAAACAACTACATTGCTGTAAGTGAGGATGGCAAGATTAAAGAGAAGGGTGCGTTTGAAACTAAAAAGGATTGGCATAAGGATAACTCCTATATGGTTGTACCTTTGGCTGTTCGTGAATACTTTGTGAATGGAACTCCTATTGCTGAGACCCTTCGCAATCACGACAACATCTTAGACTTCTGCGGTCGCTACAAGGCTACTAGGGGATGGCACGTTGAGTTTATTTATCTTGATGGCAACGAAGAAAGAAGACTAGATTTCGGCAAGATATATCGTTTCCTGCCGGTATATAGAGGTGGTGTGTCTATGAAGATTAATAAGGATGGTCGTGAGCACCATTTGTGTGAAGGATATCAGACCTACCCATTCAATCGCAAGGATGATTTTGATAAGAGTAATTTGAACTACGGATTTTTCGAAAACGAATGCAACAAACTGATAGAATTGATTCAGCCGAAACAATTGAGTCTGCTGTAAGAATCAATATCCCACACTATGGGATCGATCTTCGGGTAATACTTCTTGGGTTGCGATATGAACTCGTGACCCAAGAACTTTGCTTTTCTCATAAGATAGAGAAACATGGGGATAATGTGATTGTACCAACCCTACGCCAGAGATTTACCACCAAGCCCATAAATGGTTACCTAGTGGTTCATTGCCGTAAGAAAATAAAGATTCCTATCTTACTGGATGGAGAGTTCCTTTCGGTCCGCTGCGTAGATGTATTAGCGAATTTCTTAGAAGATAAACAGGTAAACTACCCTATGCTTTTACCTTCACCCACTCACGAACATACCGTCCGTTTACAAACTTCAAGATTGGTATCTCTCGAACCATCACTTCTTGAGGTTTTGTCCGCTCAGACTTCTTAACGATGTTCTTGTGCATTATTTCACACGCCACCATGGCATCTGCTAAATCTGTATTCTCAATCAGATAGTTTTTCAGATCGGTTATCATATCGATAAACCAGATGTCATCACAATGGGCATTGAGGTAATCGATTATATAAGTATTGCCTCGTTCTGCTGTAGTATCGTTTTTGTAATAGCCAACAGAGTCATCGTCTTTAAAGAATCCTTTACCTAAGAAGATGGGCTTCTTAGCTAGCAGATGTATTTTACCTGATTCTTTATACTTCTGCTTCACAACACCACCACGGTTAATCTCAATCATTGCTATAGCATTGTTGTAGTACTCCTGTAGTTTTATCATGTTGCCTACGATTATGTCAGGATCTGAGTCCCTTTCCGCATAGTGAGCTACATACCTATTGGTATCTATATCTTTGATGACTATGGCCTGCTGAGAACCATCGCCCATGTTCTTTGAGTTGAAAGGAATCGGGTCAATGCCTCCGATGTATGTATGTCCTTCTCTAGGCTCTTCTAAAAAATGTATCTTGCTACTGATGTTTGGCTTTTTCAGAATCGCACCATCGTAATTATATTGTAATTCCGAACGATCAATGGGAGGACGTGTGCTCAAGATAATTCTTTCTTGGCTATCCAACTTGGTCATAATGTGTTTGGGGAATGCACCATGTCCAGCCACAGAAAATACCTCATTGATATCTAATGGATACTGCTTGATAAAAGAATTCAGATAAGACTTATCTTCTAGTTTGTCAAGGGTATCCCTACTCTGCATAATCCAATCTGTTGCACCCTTCTCATCGCTGTGACCATTAGGACAGAAGTTTAGAATTTTGCCAGTTTCCTTACCATTTATGTCTAATTCGGGTGCTTCCATAATCCCTTGATGACCAGGGAGAAAGAGGGTGAGAATCTTTAATGCATCGGCATTTTCCCACAAAGTTTTGGCTAACTTTTGGCCAATTGATGTGGCTTCTCCAGCACTCCCTCCAATGACAATAGGAGCTACTTTTACAAAGCCTGACTTGGTACTTGCCTGTGCTGATTTGTAAACCTTGTCAGCCTTGGGATGAAGCATACACTCGTCAATAAAAATGTGCATCGCACGATACGCCTCGAATGCTGTCGGTGTGTCTACGGTCTCCTTGGTAATGATTTGAGAATCCAAACCTGTAACCTTACCTGTTTTGTTATCCCTGCGACCCAAGTGCAGGTAGCCTTCCTGTCGGGTAGATACAATGCCGGGTTTGGCATAATCATCAAACTCATCGTACACTACACGCAATTTGTCTTTGAATAAAGCCTCAAGACGTTTTTTATCTGCTGATGTAATGAGAGATGTAGATCCAGGGTTAGTCATTGCTATCCACATCGGGATGATTCCACCAAAGATAAATGACAGACCCACCTCACGTCTTTTTGTAATAAACAAATCGTGGTTAGTCCTTCTAGCTTCTAGGTATCCGTTATAGATTAAATCATCTATATCTCGCCAAATCGGTCTTTTTTTGTAACCTCTGGCGTCTTTTACGAAACTTTGTGTTAATGCAAAGTAGTGAGGCCCAACCAAATCGAAACGACCTTCAACCCAAAATTCTTTCTCCTTGCCCCACCAAAGTTCTTTCTCTTTTTGTGTGGCATTTGGATTCAGACCGTGCTTGGCATACCATTTGTCATATTCAAATTTGCTTGCCTTCATCTTCTTTGTGATATACGATCAAGAAAGCCACCTTCCTCTTCGACATTGTTGTCTTCGGGATAGGCTTCTAGCTTCGCAAGTTTCAAACTCTTGTTAATTTTATCTCCTGCCTGGAGTAGTTGGAACAAACCCTTTTGATAAGGATCGTCCAAGTCGAGCATCTCATCTCTTACCTTTTGCATCAATTGTTTTGATGCAGAAACCAAAGTTGAATAAAAGTCTTTAGCAGGATCAAACGATTGAACCTGTAATCTTTCTATTGCCTCAGTTTCTGAAATATTATTTTCCCTTAGGTATTCCGAGAGATTCTCTAAGGTCTGCAATTTTACGTTTTTGGTCTTCAATTTCTTTTTGCGCTTTGTTTGCTTCGATTGGGTTTCCTACTGCTGTATAGTAATCACACCAAGAAATTAACTTCTGAAGTTCAACGACTTCTTTCTCAATTATTTGTTTATTGCCTTTAGCCATTGCTCTAAGTTAAAATTTGCGAAGTCTCCTTCCTCGATAACTTCCCCCAAAGATAAATAAAATCTGACGATATTTCCAAGCGTCAGGAGTTGTTCTGTTGTTGCTGTATTTCTGTATCTACAATCCGTATCTAATCCTCCAATCACAGCCAAATGTACCTCTTGCCCTGGACAATAATTAATAGCGTGCAAATAACCTTCTTTACTGATGCAATGAGTTAGTATAGGTATTCTTTCTAAACCTCCGATATGAGTTGAGTCAGATGAGAAACGAACCTTTGCTTGCTCGTGTTTAGAAACCTCTGAAGGCTTTAAATTTATTCTGCTATATGTCCAGTAAATTTTCACAATTTACTCCTTCTGATCGTATTGTTCAATCATCTTATTCAAATACCATTGAGCTTTTTTCATATCCTCTACACCACCCTTAGATTCGCAACGCCATAAGTACTTAAATACATTGGCAGTACATACGGCAGCCAAGCCTTTCTTGTTAATTGTAGCGGCTTCGATTGCGTCAATGCATTCTACTTTACCTTGCTTGTAATGTGAAGGGTTTACGTTGTCTTTCATACTATAAATTCTTCTGGTGGCACAAATATACATAATTCTTTTGGTACTCGATAAAAATTATCCAAACCTGTACGATCCTTTGTTTTAATATATAATTTTTGTTTATAATTTTCTTTAAATATAATATCTGCGTTGCAAAATATCGCAGCTTTTGTTTCCTTACAAATGATGACATACCAGAAGTGTTGTTCTTTCCATTTCTCTTTGCGGCTTAGGAATGAAACGGATGGGAAAGGAAAGTCTTCTCTATTGGTCCACGGTCTTTTAGATTTCATTTCCACCTCCCAATAATAGCCTTTGCCATCCTTTTCGGAGACAAGATCTACTGCATATTTGTCACAATTCTCCGAAATATTGTGACCCTTCGAGCGTAAAAAAGACATAAGCAATTCCTTACCTGTGGCATCGTTGTCATCAAAAGATTGCTGATTGAATTTCATTTTCTTAGGTACAGAGCGATTAAAAGTCCCCCAATAAAGGACATCGCAATATACCACCAGTTGATTACTTCTTTGTTAACTATTTTACCAGCCACTTTAACCTCATACGGAATTGTATCCCGGAAAGTAATTGTATCAGGCTTCACCGTTACACCAAAGAAGTCCCCTCTACGTGTAATGATTAGTTTTTCTGTCTCAATTATTGTGTCGTGAGTTACGATAAACGAATCCTTGTACTCAGGTACCGGCACCCTAGTTTCTTTGATTATGGTATCCTTTACGATTACCGTATCAGTTTCGACTAAATACGGATATTTGCGTATCAGTCTGTCGTATCTTTTCTTCGGAGACCCACACGAAATTACCGTAATGCACATTGCGATAAATAATGTATTTTTCATAGTACAAATGTAAGGTGTAAACCTATAAGTTTACTATAAACCATAAATTGTAAACGTAAAGGTTAAAAGCCCACCAATTAATTCTTTGTTTATTAGTATTTTAATACTTAAATACCATTTCTAAATTCCCTGTCGTTGTAGAAGCAGGAAAGAAACATTTCACCCATTTTACAGGGTCGTTATCCGATTTGAGTTTCCTCCAGATAACACAAGTCAATTGTTTTCGGTGGGCTTTTTAGTAAAAGGGGCAGCCAAAGCCACCCCTTAAACCCTAAACTAACATTTAAGTAAACATGAACATTGCAAACTTATGCAAAAAACTCTTAAATGCCAAATTTGTGAAAAATAACCAATAAATTGGTTAAAAAGTGTGATTTTGGGATTATTTAACCATTATAATGTGCAATTATTGTGCAATAATGAGCTTTAAGACACCCAAAAGGGTACGAAAATGAGCCATATAAGACACATTATATGCGTTCGGGTATAATTTGTATGAAAAATCCGTCATTATATGCATTTAGATACATTAATGTATGAAAAAACCCACACTACTGTTAAATAATGTGGGTCTTCTCGGCATTTTTCCGAATTTGTCCGGTTTTTATTACAAAAAACTTGACTTTTTACTTATGAAATTTCACAAGCACCACCAGCGCAAGCAGCCTCGCCTAATAGGCTTGTGTTGTCGCTAATTTCTACAATATTTGCGACATTAATCTTGCTCACCACCTTAGATAATTCAAGGTAGGTGGCCTCGTCAATATCCTCAAAAGGAGTCTGCTTATATGAACCCAAATCTTGTGGCATAAAGGAGAGACCATTGTAGTGATTCTGATTCTCCCACAACCATTCTCCAACGATTGCCCATTCATTTGGTTTCATAGTTACACTAGCTGAAACATTGTGTGTATTCTCGCCATAAACGTGCCCAGGTTTGATCCATTTCTCGTGAAGCAACTTCACCCTCTCTAGGAACTGAATTGCGCTCTCAGAGTGTCTAGTAATCGAACCCTTTGGAGCAGCGATTGGGACACATACATACGCCTCAGCAGAAGTGGAAAGACTATCCTCTAATAATTCCGGGTGATTGATTAGTAAGTAAGTGTAAAGTGCCTCGCTCTTGCCTACTTTCATTCTACGAAGGTAGAAATCTGAATGCCAAGGGTGAACACCAGATGAGCATCCCAAAACAATTGAGGAGGTTCCTGATGGTTTGATTGTAGTAATACGAGCAGAAGGATTGATTCCAATTTCTTTAGCGACAACTTTGTTTGTTCTATAGGCCATTTCAGCAGCTTCTGGCATATCCAAATCAAGAACCTTACCCGATGCAACACCTGTCATTCCGATTCCCAATAGGGCCTCTCTCTCGGTTACTTCTTTCCATTCGGGTCTCAGATAATGAAAGTCTGTGTAGGATGCTTGGAGCGTTCCAATAAAGGCAGCAGCAGCCGTTCTCTCTTCAAAATCGTGCTGATCTTTCAAGTCAGATGCATTAATCTCTACTAGATTACAGAATTGGAATGAGTTCAAACTAATTTCAGCGCAAGGGTTAGTACCAAGTTCCAAATCATTGGTAAAGAAGAAACCAGGCTCACCAGAATTACTTATCTCAACTTTCTTCCACAAGTCCAAGAATTGACTCTTGTCAATCTTACCACGCAGTAATTTCGCACTATTATTGGCTCTGCCTCGCTGTGGATTTGATACGTACCATTCACCGAACTTACAAGTGAGCATCTGCTCATCATCGTGATCAAACAAGGCAATCATTGCAGACCTACGGATACCACCAGCCAATACTGCATTTGCAATGTGACATAGGATATCGTGGCACTCTAAGGATGATAGTTGTTCGCCATCTTGTTTGCGTTCGAGAATAGTTTCGATATGCATTAAGCAAATCTTCAAAGGCTCTGGGCCTGGAGCCACTCCTCCACTTGTAATCAGTCTCTCTCCCTTTGCACGGATAGAACGATAATCAAAATTGGGTTTCCAAGTGCTGAGACCGAAATAAGACTTCATCAATACCTTTACGGCATCAGCCCATCCTTCGATGTTATCAGGAATCAGATATCTTCTTTGCTTTTTTGGATTTGTAATCGCAGGTAGTTTAGCAACGTGGTTGTTGCTGACTGAATACCCAACACCAGTTCCAGAAAGAAGAAGGAACATGGTCTCATTAAATGCTCGATAATCATCAATATGCAGATAACTACAATTAAAAAGACGTGCGTTATTAACTTCAATAGGCTTACCAGCGAATTGAAGAGATCGCATAGAAGGGAGGATTTTTTTATCATAAACAAATGTATAGGCGTATCTAATTTCTTTTTCTAATTCGGGAAACTTACGAATGTGCATCTGCATATTGCGATCCACAATCTCTTTCCAAATTTCTCTTCTTTGTATGGTATCAGCGTATTTAGCATACTTGCTCCATACAACAATGTCAGATAGTATTTCGTGATTTAGTTCCATATTAAAATGCTTTTCCGTGTTTGTAGCCTCGCATAGAATTGTACTTCATCTTCAACTCGATGTGCTTCTCAAGGTCAATATTCATACCTCCGCAAAGGTCAAACAGACGGATGGCAACATCGGCAATCTCATCTTCAAAACTACTCTTGATGTGATCTTCGAACCTCTGCTTCCACTCTGAGATGTTCAACTCGAACTCCTCATCTGTGTTTGCCAATTCAAGGTCATGGGCTAAACTTACTACTGTTAGGGGTTTGGCGTAATGGTCTTTACGCAATGCTTCTTGTGCTTCTGCTACTTCGCTGACAATCAGCATTAACATTTCTGACACATTTCTTTCTGTGTCCCAAAAGCCTTTTTCTTTGGCTGTTCCGTGTGCTTTTTTAATTAAATCTTTCATGGGGCTACAAATATAATCTGAGCCCAAATCGAAAGCAAATTATTTTTTGGTTGTCTTTCCGTTTTTGCCGTTACGAGCACGGTTAGTAGAACGCTTTTCAAGCACCATACTGCCTGACTTTGTGTGACTTAAGTCAACACCACTAGAATGACGCTTGCCATAAATTTTTCTTTTGCGTGCTTCACCATTAAGTTCAACACGTTTTGCAACCTGTTCAGGTCGCTTGTTGAATTCTTTTTGTGAAGCGTAGTTTCGACCAGTTGCTTTATTGCTTCCGGGCTTATTGCTTTTTCCAACTATTTTATTTCTTGGCATCTTTTCTTTCGATTATTTCTCCAATGAGGTAGGAAATTCCTATCGTAAAGGTAACAAATATTAACCCGAATAGGAAACCTTCCATCATTTCTTCTTGGCTGTCTTAGCAGATTGTTTAAATGCTTTTGCCGTTGGAGCACCTTTGGTTCCAGGCTTTCTCATTACTTCTCCGCTTCCTGCTGCAATACGCTTTTTCTTAGCGTTGATGTTTGCATATAGTCCTGGTTTCATCCTTGTCCTCTGTATTTTTTAACGTAGTTCTTACTGGTCTTCAAAGAAGACGTTTTCTTTTTAGCCACAACACCCGGCCTTTTGATGGATGCCTTGGGCTTCCACTTGGCGGTCTCTTTGGTTGATTTTACTTTTGTTGCCATAGATACATTCTGAAATAGTCGAACTCTTCTTTACCGCCTTCTTCAACATAGTTGAGATAAGCGTCATATGCTGGGCCTGTTACCGGTACTTCTACAACTGTGGTGTCAATACCATTGGCAATCATCTTGGCAGCGTACATCTCGTTTACTTGCTCCATTGCTTTGACTTGGGTCTCAGCTACTTCAACTGCTTCTTTTAACTCGGCTTTCTCTTCTACCTTAGCATCTACTAGTTTGGCACTAGTCTTCTGAGCCATTTGGGTAACTTCTGAGGCCATCGCCAAGTTTTTCTGTATCTTGGCAAGCATCAACTCAATATCGTCCACTGGAGCATTCGTAACAGCCCCAACAGGGAATGCTAATTCAACAGCAAGAATAAAAAAACAAAAGATGATGATTAGAGTCCTCATAGTTTCTTTACTGTATTGATTATACGAAGTTCCGTAATGGCAGCAGATAAGGCAGAATCACTCTTCTTCAAAGCGTAACCCATCTTGTCAACTTTCAACTCAAGAGCGTCAATCTTCTGGTTGCTTTTTTCAATCTGATCACCGTAGCCTGTCTTAACGTCATAATACAAATAGCTAACAGCCAACAACATACAAAAGGCCACACCGGCCACTGGATTCTTTTTGAAATCATCAAAGGAAATCGGAAGGGGGTTTGTTTTAGGAGCACTCATTCGTTTATTTTTTTATAGTAATAAATAATCGCCATAACACCAGAGATACAACCTATGATTGCCACACAAAATGCTACGATAGGTTGCCAAGCAGTCACAAAGGAAATAACTGCTGATGACCCAGAGATTACAGCGAGGGTATTAGCGGTTGTATCGTTCTGGAGAATCATTACTTCTTTTTCTTAACTTTTGCTACGGTAATCGCTTTCACTTTTGCCGCATCTGATTTCTTTTTGTAAACGGCAATTGCAGCGGCTGCTTTTACTTTATCCGCCTTTGCTTTTGCAATCCCTGGGTGTTTCTTAGGATCTCCGCTATAAATATTTTGATAGTCGAACATACTTGATTCCGTATTCTTTACTGGTTTTGGTTGTGCTTTCTTGATAGCCATTACTTTGTTGATTTAGCCATTGTTTTCTTAACAGGCATAGACTTGCTCTTTGCTTTAGTCATTGGTTTAGCTGAAGCAGGTTTGGTTGATTTAGCAGAACCAGACTGATATGCTTTCATTATGGCTTGCTTTTTAATATCTCTTTCGATAGGAGACATTCTTTTTTTCATGTTGATTTTATCAGCCCCTTTCTTAACTGCATCACCATGCATTTTCATGTGTTCCACATAATCGCCCATTCCTTCGCCAGACATAGTCCTTGGTAGTGATCCGTAGTGACGATCTGGAAATCCCCCGGTGTCTGCTGATATACCTTTTGGCTTTATTTTACTTGCTTCACTAGCGGCATTCTTTCTTGCTACTGATTTGTCAGTAGGCGCTAACCCCCTTGACGGGATTTTCTTAACCTCGGCTATTCTAGCCTTAGCTACTTTTTTCTTTGATGAAATTATAGGTTTTTTCATTACTTTTTCATTTTTGCAATCACCCGTTTGGCAGCTTCTGCCTTGCTTATTTGTTTTTTAACTACTGTATCGGGAAGTCTTGTGATTTCCATCTTCATTGTAGTTTTAGCAGGAGCAGGTTTCTTTTTTGGAGGGCTAGGCTTAGACATCATCTTTGCAGTAGCTTTTTTTCCGTACATCATAGTTATAGTTTTATTTTCTTTTCTTTGGTTTTGATTTGATTGGAATATTCAATTTTGCATTTACACCATAGGCTCTTCCTGTTCCTACACTCGCACCGACAGTAAGATTTTTATTTAGTCTACGTTCTGCACTAATGTCTGCACTCCTGTAACCAGGACCAATATTAGCGTTACCACTAACAGTTGTTTTCTTGCGTACGACTGATACATTGCCTCCAGCATTTATTTTCTTGCCTTCGCCAAATGCGTATAATGAAAGTTTCGGTGGATTTTTCTTTACGGTCTTTTTCATTTGTTCTTTTTAACCTTGATTTTCCCACTAGGTTTAGTGGGTTTTGAGTTGTTGTGTTCTAGCTTCTTAGCTACAAAATTACAATTGAACATATTAGCACTTCCATCTTCTACGGGCCTGTCTCAATCTTGAATTGGGATCTGAGGCCGCTTTTGGAAAATTTGCCATTTGACCGGCACTACGAGCACAAAATGATTTGCGTCTCTTAGCATCTGCACTACCTGCCTTAACCTTACCTGTTACGGCTGTCTTTAACTTTGACCCTGGATTTGCTTTACGATAGGCAGCAACACCTTTAGCCGTCATACCTGCTCCACTCTTGGTAGGTAGGTAATTAGCACTCTTACCTTTGGTTGTTTTCGGTATGGGCTTATCCTTCGGCATCTTCTTTTTTCTTGAAGATTTTATTAGCTGCTCCGAGACCCAATGCACCAAATGCAAGGGCAGTTACACACTCTACCAAAATAGCAGAAGGAGCAACGTGTTCTTCAGAAAAAGAGTTGTGATACATAGTAGCACACAAAGCAATGGCACATAAAATACCTACGAAGCGGTTGGATGAAAATTTACCATGCTCGTCTTTGAATATCTCGAAGAATTTCATATAATCAAAGATAAGAAATTAAAACAAAAAAGGCAACTTTTTACAGTTGCCTCTTTTTTTAAGATAATTTGTTGTTATGCTTGTGCTTCAGTCCAAGATAAACGTCCGAATACGTTAGATGTACCTGTGGTCAAAGCCTGTACCATAATAGTCAAGATATCTGGACCGTCAGGATAGAACTGAGTATTTACAGCTGCTACACCACCTCCTAAGATAGAGTTAGACAAATCTCTAATCTTACTCAAATCATAAGTAGTAGTACCAAAAGTTGCACCACCTGAGTTTACATAGAATCCACCCACAACCTCACCGCCTGTAATAGTTCGAGCTGCTCCGTGGAAACATACCTGAGTCAAAGAAGATCCACCTACGTTAGTCCAAGTATCGGCAGCACTCACCGTTCCATTAAGAACCAAGGTTACAAGGTAGTTACCTTGAGCATAAATACCGATAGATTGTAAAGACAACTGCATTCGGTTAATAATCTCACGAACACCAAACGCACCAACAAGACCAGAACTTACAGAAGGTGAAAGTCTGATAGATGCCAAAGCATAACGCAAGCCTGCTGTTGGTACACTCAATGCCGTGGTAGAACCAGATGTAAACAAGAACTGCTTATCTTCATCAAAACGACCATCCATAATCACTGAAGAACCCCAGTGTGAAATGATTGGTGCAGCAGTAGGACCACCAAACTCAACTCCGATAGGAGCATTGGCGTTGAAAGTATACGCTTGACCTGTAGTAGCGCCCATTGGTGAGAAGATAACTCCTGTCGGGTTTAGAGCACTAGAAGCGTTACTAAATGTAATTGTAGTTCCAGAAATGTTTGCTACATATGTTCCATCAGGAAAACCAGTAGAGATTACACGCATACCAATCTGCATATTTGCACTAGAACTAACTGTACCTGTAACAGAACCTATTGCAATAGTTACGTTAGTACCAGATGGTTCACCTGCTCTTGCACGAGTTAAATTTATAAATTGAGTAGAAGTTTTACCCGTGTAGTTTATGTATTCAATAGTTCCACTTGCACCGCCTGTATTGACTACAATAATTCCACTATTTGGGAAAAAAGTAGTATCTGACACACTTATAGTTGTATCACTTGCACCTATACTTGAAACAATACGAGTTGTAGGAGGAACGGTACTTGTTTCATAACGAGCAGGTAAGTTACCTGATCTCATATATGCCTCAAGGTTTACGTTGTTATTGGCTAATTTGTGGCAATAAGTCACTTGACCGTTAGCACCACGGAATCCCCAACGAATCGGTCCTGCACCATACCAAGAATAATCGATGTAGAACATCTGCATCTTAGACAAATCCAAGTTAAAACCAGATGGGTTAACACTACCACCTGCTCCATTCATTCTATCAATGTTCCAAGCAGACTGAGGAATTTTTGTATCTACAGTTTTGGTTACATATGCAAAAGAAGGTGCAGCAATAGAAGGACCTCTGTAAGAAGGATTGATTGTGAACTGCGTATCACTAATTACTTTAACGACTTTATAAGACTGTCCTTTGATGACAATCATATCGTTAGGAATCAATTGAGTTGAAAACTCAGAACCTACGCCCGTTACAAGATTTGCTCCATTGTTTACTACAATAGAACCAGAGATTTGATATGTAGATGCTCTACGAACAGCGTACAAAGTTTGTCCATCAAATTCAAAGAACATTCCGTTCTGATCATCATACATACCTAAACGACAGATAGAACCTACCCAAGCGTTTACATATACTTGATATTGTCCTGAGGCTGAAGCAGCACTAGGAGTTGAACCAGCAACATATTGAAACTGAGTAGGGCTAATTATTGCTGTTACGTTGAATGTACCATTATATGCAAATTCGTTACAACCAAGTACTACAATCTGAGCCCCAAACTGAAGACTGTGAGCCTCTTTAGTATTAACTGTAACTAGAGTTCCACTAGAAGTAATCAAGTCAGGGTTAAAAGATGGCTTCAGAATAGAACCTGTAGACATCATAATACCTTTACCAGATTGATAACGGAAGTATTTACGAGTCTGACGAATCAACTGCTCGTTAGCAGACTGTGCATTAGATGAGAATTTAACACCACCGTCAAACGCTCTATGTAAAGCAGCACCTTGAGGACGGCTAAATACTAATCCACCTGTAGGGTTAGCGGCAGGGGCTGTAGTAGCATAATATGCAAACTGAGTTTCAGATATAATACGAGCAACTGTCCACGCACCGTTTGCGTTAGCTTGAGAAGTACCCGTAACAACAATCTCATTACCTAAAGCCAATCCGTGAGGAACGGTAGTTGTAACAGGAATCAAAAGGCCAGAAGTCCAACCAAAAGTTGGAGCAGTTCCGATTGCAGCACCTGTATAAATTTGTCCTGGGTATACCGCAGTTACACCTGAGTTTAATATAGAACCTGTAGTCGGTGCTGGATACTGAGCAGTATAAGTAAATGTTGTACCCGTAGTATTTGCGGTAAATAAACCATTAGCAAATTCTAAAGTAGCGTCTTGCACAAATACAGGAGAACCTGCTGTTACCGAAGTAGCAGTAGTTTCACTTACAATACGAGAGCCTGCTGTACTAGAAATAGCACTAACAGACAAAGGAGTTTGTACGTTATACGTAGCGTAGGGTCTCATATTAGTCAAGTTGATTGTTTCCCACTTTGTAGGCTGTGTACCGTATTCAAAGTCAGTATCAAACATTGACTGAGGCTGAGATACACGGAAACGATCTACTGGATCGGTTAAGTTTTCTGAGCCCCGAATCGGAAGACCAAATTGCAAGTCACCACCTAAAGTAGGACGCATAGTCGCTGAAGAAAGAGTCGCTGCGCTTACAACAACGCTTTGTCCTTCTATCCCAACTTTTAAACGCTTACCACCACTTTGGGGGCTGCTTTCAATGAGGGGTTTGTTTTCTTGAGAATCTAAGTTCATATACCAAAGTTAACTAATTTATTTGAAACATTCAAGAGCCTGAGCCTTAACCCAAATGGTCATAGTTTCATTCTCTTTGATAAAGGTTTTCAATACCTCAGTATCAGTAGGATCTAAATCCAATTCTTCACCTTGGTACATTTTGTTTGCCCAATGCCAGAATTTAAGAGCATCGCCCTTACCTGATTGAATTAATGATTGACCGACAATCTTGCCGATGTTAGTGTCTGCGACTTCCTGTCCGTCTAGACCGAGTAAGTTTTTATTAAAGTTTATCATAAAATTGTTAAGTCTAATTTATTACAAGCCCAATTTGTAACATAAGAATCGTCTGAGCCCCAAGCATCATACTCTTCTTTGGTCATTGTCAAGTTACCCTCTAGCAAAGAACTGCCAGGTTTGCTAGTAACTAGTTCGTCCTCAATCTCTTCTACCTCAGATAAAATCTGCCAATAGAAAGTTACAGAACTAGGATTCATAGGGAAGTTCAATGCAATAATATTGAAATATTTTGCAGTCCCTTTGGTCGGTACAATTACATCTTGTATTTTAATCATGTTGCGAAGTTACAAAACATTTACGATAAGTCCATTTTGTATATCCAAAGTTTGTTGTCCTGGAGGATTTGTAGGAACTGTAAACATTCCCGTAAAACCACTTGCACCCGAACCATTTGCAGCAGCAGTAATTCTACCCTTACTGTCGATAGTTATATCTGCATTTGTGTATGCTCCAGGAGTAACAGAAGTATTTGCTAAAGTAACTGTAATAGCCGTAGCACCCGAACCGGTTACATCCCCCGAAAGAGTTATGGTTTGGTTACCACTAATAGGAGTGAAGCCTAGAGCAGTAGTGACATCACTACCACTCAAGGTTACGGCTCCTACTCTAGTATTAAAACTAGTTACTAAGTTTGCTGTGCTAAGACCCAAAGTAACATCACCCGTTCCCGAATCAACGCCTGTACTACTAATAGTCAAAGGCGAATTTACAAATATTCTAGTGGCC